CGTGAAGTTCAAGATCGACTTCCTCCCCGATCCGTGGATCAGCGGATGCGGCAGCGGCAACACGGCGGCGCCTGGCAATCCTTCGGGCGGCAACGGGTTGAACCGCGCCTTCTTCTACAAGAACTCGAAGAAGTCCGTGTACTTGAAGATCCCGCAGCCGTTCACCCAGGCCATGACCGTGCCGACCACCCGCTCGGGCGGCGCGTACGAGACCATGTTCGCGGGATGTATCAGCCAGGTCATATACAAGAGAACGACAACTGCCTACAACTTGGACGGAATTTAGTTCTGGGTTCTGGCTAGGTTCGTAGTTTCGCTTTTACCACCAGGTTGCACGGGCGGATCGGCGATACGGGGCGAGGAGGTGTACTCCTTGCCACCGCCGCGCCCCGTTCGGGACTTTACGGTCCGCTGTGCAGCACTTTTCTAAACACGGCTCAAGGAGGCCACGTATGCCAGTAGTTCCAATGATGTCACTACATTTCAAGAGGGCAAAATCTTTTACCGCTACGGTCGACGGCGGTACGCGCAAGTTCCTTGCACAGCCCGGGTTCGTCGCGCAGCAGGTGCCGTTCTGGGTAGCGGACACCGCCACATTCCAGCAGGGTATCAAGGACGGTTCCATTGTCAACCTGACGCCGCCCGCGCTGATGCCGGGTTATGAGGCGCCCATCAAGAAGTCCAAGAAGGCAGAGCCCGAAGAGGAGCCCGTCGAGACGGCCGAAGCCGAGGAAGCCCCCGAGCCCGAGCAGACCGAGGCGCCCAAAGCGCCGTTCGGCGGTCAACCACTGACGCCCGCCCAACCACCGGCCACCGCCCGCGTTGGACAGGTGCGCGCTACAAGCGCCCGAAAGGGCTAAAGCAAATGGCCCGTCGTTAGAATGCGGCGGGTCACTTGCTTCTGAAAGGAGCGCCTCATGGGCAGTTGCGGCAACATACCAAACTTTTCGTCATGGCTCCAAACAGCATGGGGCGCGGGGCAGGAGTATTCTTCAGTCTGTGCGGCATTTTACGGGGCTAGCAACATGGTGTTCGGCCAGAACCCGCCATACTTCCTTGATGACTTTAAGGCAGTCTATCCGAAGTTTTTCGGGCTGCCGACCTCGCTCAGCGGCTGCGGCACAACGCTCGGCTCCAAGGTTGTCACAGTACCCTCGATGAATGGCCTGGACTACGGGCAGTTTATTCAGGCGTGGGGCACGTTCCCCAAAGGCACGGTCATCTGCGGCCTGGGCGCCAATGAGATCACCCTGAGCACCGCGGCCCTTTCAACCAGCAGCACCGCCACGTTGCAGGTGTATCAGTCGCCTCCGGTGCCGGTGGGCGTCATATTGCTTTACTTGAACCTTGCCTACGCGTCACTGGTTTTTGAGCGCTGGCAAGAACAATGGTTGGTCGGACTCGCTCTCTACATCGCTCATTTTCTTACGCTTTATGCCAAGTCAGATTCCAGCGAAGTCTTTGAGACGTTGCAAACTGCCGTCCACGGCGAGACGCCGTCGGGTGCGGTGCCTGGTACGGTGTACACTCTAAGTGCCGTGCCTCCTGGGAATACTCTGCAAGCCTTGACAAAGAACGGGTCCTTCCTGGTACCGGGCACGGCGTACACTCTTGGTGGAAATACAGTCACACTGACAGCGGCTACGGTACTGAATGATGTCCTTTATGCGACGTGGCCGGTCGAAGTGCAGGCGTTCACCAGCGGGCAGCCCAACGGCGCCTCCATTGCGGCTCAGGGCCTTTTTGGCGGTGTTCAAGTAAGTAAGAGTGTGGGAGATGTTTCAGTTTCTTACCAAGCTCTAGACTCTCTCAAGGACTGGGGAACTTTTCAGACAACGACATATGGAGCGCAGTTGGCGACTATGGCGCGCACAGTTGGCGCGGGGCCGATGGTGATTTGGTAAGTTAGGCATTCAAGGATAGGGCTTCGCGACCCGACAAGCACGGAAATCTCTGCCGTGTTTCCTTGATTACTTCTAGAGACGTGAAAGAGACCACGATGAAGAAAGCGCTGAAAGGCTGTATTTACTTAATTCGTAATCTTGTTAATGGTAAGGGCTATGTAGGCCAGCATAAAAATGTCAACACAGTTGAAGATGTGCGGTGGAAGTCCCACATAGTCGCAGCACTCGAGAAAAAATCTAGGTACCCAGTTCACTGCGCAATTAGAAAGTATGGCATAAAGAAGTTTTCTGCCGAAGTAATATGGGTTGGGCCTGTAGAACTGCTGAATAAGAAAGAAATGCATTACATTAAAAAGCTTCACACATTCATTGACGACCTAGTTGGTCCTGGTGGATACAACCTGACGACAGGTGGCAATCAAAAGACTAGCTTTTCTTCTAAGTCACGATCTAAGATGTCAGCTGGACAGTACCGCCGTTTTACAGATCCCGCTGAGGGCGCAAAGCACTCTGTAAAGATGAAGAAGCTTTACGAAAGTGAAGAGGCCCGCGCGAAAGTCTCCGTTGGATTGGCACGTTACTACGTAGAGCATCCAGAGGCCATCCCAGTAATTTCGAAGAAGGCTACAGTAGGTAATAAAAAGAGATATGAGGACCCAGAGCAACGCTCTAAGACATCTAGAGCATCAAAATGTACGTGGGCAAATCCTGTTCACCGTGAGACGATTACTGCAAGCCTACGAAGACCAGAAGTTCGCGCAAAGATTTCAAAAACACTGAGCGCAACACTTACAGAGCTTTACAAAGATCCAGTCGAGCGCGCTAAGAAGTCCGTAACACTGATTCGAGCTTATGCGGAAAATCCTGATTACAGAAAAAATGTAAGCGCTGGTAATCGCCGTCGTTATGAAGACCCAGAAGAACGGCGAAAAACAGGAGAGCGCAGTAAGATTGCGTGGGCAAGAAAGACTTCAGAAGAGCGGAGTGCAATAGCACTTCGTGGAGCTAAGACACGAAAAGCTAAATGCTGACGAGGTAAGTCATGCCCACAGGACCACAGATCGAGTTCGCTCGTAAGAGCGGCGTTGCTGCGATGATGAAGCGCGCTGCCGGATTGACTAAACTTGCGGCGTATGTGGGTGTTCCAGCGGCGTCGGCCAGCGAGCGTACGTCGATGTTGCTGGGTATGGCTGCCAAGACCAACAGCAAGAAGAAAAAAGCTTACTTACAGAAGTCAGCTCTTGGCGATGTTACCAATGCCGAGTTGCTTTTTATTCACACACATGGCAGCCCGATCAATAAGATTCCGCCACGACCCGTGTTACAGCCCGCCATCAACGCTGCCGGTAATAAGCAGAAGATTACGGCCGAGATCAATGGCTCCATCAAACTGTCACTGATTGGCGACAGTGAGGGCGCGAAAAAGAAAATGCTGCGCGCAGCGCTGCAAGGGCAGAACGTCTGTAGAGCATGGTTCACTGACGGCCGTAACGGGTGGGCCCCTAATAAGCCCGCCACCATCGCTGCAAAGGGTAGCGACCGGCCACTTATCGACACCGGGGCACTGAGGGCTAGCATCGTCGGTGTGGTGAGAGAGGAATAGCATGGAGCGACGTATTCGATTACACAGGGCGTTGGACGCGGTGATGGATGCCATCCCGCCCATTAATTCGCGCGAGTGGCATGATAACTACTACCTCAACTCAGCCGCGCGTTCAGTAAAGCTAACTCCGGCGATGAAATCGGCTGCTGCACAGGCTATATTCTACAACACCCGCAAGCGTGGCGACAAGGTGCGCTATGTTCCAGACGGAAAAATCTATACAATTGCAGCTGCGGGCGGTCATCCAGCCTGTGATAACTTCTACACACTAATCGGTGAAAACGGCACGAAGAAGTACACGGACAGTGTCGCCGAGCTGAGGCCCGTATGATTTCAGTCGATGAAGTGATCCAAGATCCAGACATGGTAGCGCCCGAACCGTTCTACGTGCTTCGCAGCACGGGCAGCTTTGTTCTTGGCGGCTTCCAAAGTACTACCACCTCTATACCTTGCTTCGGTCCCATCCACGTTGCCAGTGACCGCGAAATTAATATGTTACCAGAGGCCGACCGCGTTGGGGCTGTTCGCAGTTTTTGGACTAACATCCCGCTTTACACTACACGAGGCACGGCTCCAGTGCCATCCGTTCACGGCGAAGTGCCTATCGGATCTGGAACGGAGTTTACGCTTACCACCACACCGCCCGGCCTCTCCTGCACCGTGTACGACGGCGCCGGAAAGCAGCTGACTGATTTCACCGTGGCCGGGGCACAGTTAGTATTCACCACAGCACCCACAGCGCCACTCTACGCTACCTGGCCCATTACGGTGCAGACCGGGCAGTCCGCCAGTGACATCATCCAGTACGGCGCGGAGCAGTACCGCGTCAGCCATATTTACCGAGTGCCGGGCAGTGGCTTTTGGCGCGCGCTCGCTGTGAGAATGGACGCCGCCTGATGCCGACCACGACGACGTACCCCAACGGCCAGTCTCTAGTAAGTTCAGCGCTCACCCTTACGCAGATCAACGCCGTCTTCCAGCCGCTGCTGTGCGGTGCGCTCGGCATCAACCCACCGGATTACACCCTGGTACGTGATTCGTGGCAGACGCAGGGGCAGCCATACACACCGCGGCCTACACAGGACGTTTGCTACTTTACCTGCGTGCCGGAAGACTCAGACTACGCCAAAATTGCGCGCGACAGAATGTTTACCGGCACAGGGCCAGTCACGGAGAACTGGAACTACACACGGCAGTGGCGCATCGGTTTTGTACTGTACGGGCCGAACAGTTTGGATCACGCGCGCCAGTTGCATTCGGCCTTTTTTATGGATTACTTCAACGACGTTCTCTCACTCAGCAACCTCTACCCGCTGAATGACCCGT